TTTCAGTCAAAGATGACGTAGCCTTGGTCAAGTCGTACTCGTAGAAACCCGAAGAGAAACCTGTGAAGCCTGTAACAGTACCGGAGCCATTGGTGTTAACGGTTCCCGTAGCATTCCAGCCTTGGACGTAAATTGTTTTGATTCCACCTACGGAATCACGGCAGCCGAGGGCGTAGCCAGTAGTTAGGGAGCAGGACATATGTGTGTTTTGGTTTTAAGTTACAAGAGAACAAAAAGCAGGGGGAGGTTTCCCTCCCCCCTACACATTAGGTCAAGCGGAAGTCTACAACCAAGTCAGGGTAAGCGATTTGCACTCCACATTTGAAGGCTGCGATACTCCGTACCTCGTCGTTTTCGCGTGCATAAAAGATGGAAAACTGCTCTTCGTCGGACAGCAAATCGGTTCCTAAAAAGAGGTTGCCGAGGTATGTGCAGACGATTCGGTTCGTGTTGGTCAAGCCCGGAACTGCGATGACACGGACGTTTGTGCCGGGGTATATGAACTCACCATTGGCAAGGCTTGCGAGGTCAACTTGGTTGTACAAAACTGCCAAACCACCTGTGGTCGTTCCTTGCTTGAAGGCTTGAATTAAGGTGCGGTAGTTGTTCCAACCGCAGAAGATTACAAGGTCTTGCTTTGTCAAGATGGCCTGTGGAATTTGGTTGTAGATAGCGTCAAAAATGCCGATTACATTTGTTGCGGTGATACCAACGGAGGCCGATACCGCTCCTGTGTTACCGCTGATGGTAGAACCCGAAGCAGCGTTCAACAACTGGTTAACGCCTGAAAAATAAGTGTTACCCTGCCATATTGCGTTCTCCAAAGCCTCTGCGATACGGAGAGCCTTCTGCTCTGCAAATGCTTGCTCGAAAGGAACACCGTCGTACATTGAACCAGCGGTCAACTGGGTCTGCATCCAGTATTGCTCCAAGGAGCGAGGACACAAGGTTTCCATGACTTTCATACGGCCAACGGTTATGACACGCTGACTGAATGTGGTTGTGCCTGAACTTGTGTAACCGCAAGTATCACCGCCTTGCAGAACTGCATCGGTGTCCATGAGGTTAAGGGCAGCAGCGAACTTGATACCAACTTGTTTGGTGAACAAAGATGCCGACTTGGCCGAAAATACGGCTTTGGTGATGAGAGGAAGCCTCTCTTGGTCGGTGTAGGAGGTTAATCCTGTAAAAGAAAAAGGCATGGTTAGTGGGGGTTTTAGGGGTTAGTTTTTGGATTTAAGGGATTGGAGTGCTTGGGCGAGAGCGTTGAAGTTCTGCGAGACTTGGGCCTTGCGTTGCTCAACGATTGCGAAACCGTTCGCCTTGGGGGTTTCGGTTGGGAGTTCGGAAACCTTCTCGACGATGTCGGCCATGGTTTCAACCTGCGATGCGAATGCGGACATCTTCTCCTTCATCTTGCCCATTTCAGCGTATGCTGCTTTTAGTTCTTCCATGATGGAGGCAAGGTGCTTGGCGACGATGGCCTCAACAACTTCGGGGGTCATGAGCGGATAAGCGTTCTTGATTTCTTCGGTAACATCAACGGCAACTTCTGGAGTGATTTCAGCAGCAACGGGCAACGCTTCAATAACCGGGGTCGCTACTTCAGCAGCGATGACCTCAACGATTTTGCCTCCCTCGGTCTTGATAGTTCCGACTCCTTCAACAACATGCTCGCCATCGGGGGCAGGAAGTGTGCCGTCTTCGGCAACGACATAGACCGCAGTTCCAGCGACTAAATCGCCATCAACACGGACAACCGTGCCATCGGTCAATTTGTAGTCGGCAAAGGACTGCTTTTGGGTGCTGAATTTGCGGAGTTCAGTCCGCAGGGATTCGATTGCGTTTTTCAGATTCATAGTTAGTTGGATTTGTAGTTGGGTTGGATATGTTGCAAAAAATTGGTTAATTCGTCAGCGAGGCCAGCGAGTGCGACCTCCAGTTCGGATTCGGTCTTGTCCATCCCGAAGAGGCCTTCAACGGAGAAACCCCGGAACAGGTTGCGGTTGTCCCACACTTCATCGTTCTCAACTTTGAAGGACCCGAACCAAGAGCCGTCCGTTGTGTCCTCGTAGCCCTTGGGTGGCATGATGCCACGCTCGGCATCGGTGATGTAGGACTCGAACATATACACACCATCCAGTTCGGCATTGTGGTAAGCGTTGACGTTGTGCTGGTTGCCTTGCTTGAAGTATTTCTGCACCACCTTGCGAATGGTCGCTTTGTCAAATACAACGTAGTATTCCCCGTAGGTTTCGTCCTTTCGAAAGATGGGCGTGTCTGCAAGCATGAGCGGACCCGTAAGGACCCTGCGTTCGCCTGTTTCGGTGAAGCGTTGTGGTGCCTTTGCAAAGGCTTGGAATGGTCGCTCGATGGCCGGCATATCGGTAAGGGCCACGAATTGGACCCCTTCATCCACCTCGTCCACGGTCATTCGGTATATGGGTAGTTCCATAGTGGTAGATGTGGTTAGGCCCCCAAAGTTGCAAATTCCTCCAACCTCCGAACCCTCCGAGTGCTTTGGGTGATGTCCCGTTCAACGACATAGGCTCGCATTGGTGATGAGCCTTGACCTTGGCCCCCCGATAGTTCGCCCGTTCCGAGGTTGGTCGTTTGTGGGTTCGCAAAGATGGGAGGTGGTGCTGCGCTTGCTCCTGCACCCGTTACGTCTGCACCCGGAGAACCTGCAGCTGCCCCGCCTTGGAATTGTTGGGCCTTAATCTTGGCGACGTTTGCAAGACCAGCAGCAAGAGCAAGACCCGCCTCCACAAACCTTTGTCCGGGGAATACGGATTCAGTCGGCTTCAAAGCGAGTGCCGAACTGACGGCAAGGTAGGTATTGACGATGGCTTGGGCAATGGACGCAGCTTTGGCTACATTAAAGGCTCGCTTTTGTGCTGCCTCGCTCTTTCCAGCCGATGCGATGATGATGTCGTTGATGACCCCAAAGGACTGACCGACATATTTCTCACGCAGTCCAGCAAGGTCTTGCTCACGCTGGGCTTGACCCATCTTGGACTTTGCGTCAGCCGTGTCCACCTGCATCCGCCTTTGGGCTTCGGCTCGCATTGAATTGATTTGCAGTTGCTCCTGTTGGCTTAACCTATCCAACTCCATTTCGTAGAGTTGCAGGTTCAAGTCTTCCACGAACTTGATGATGGCGTTGTTTTCCTCTCTCAACCGCTCCAGACGCTTTTGGGTGGCTTCTGCTTCCTTGCGTTGGCGTTCTTTGACCTGTGCCTCCCTCTTTTGGTCTGCTGCGATTTGAGCGTTCGTGTGTGCTTCGTATGCGTCCCGGTAATTCGACAGGGCTGCTTCTTCACGCAACAATGCCTGCTCCCTTGCCTTGGCTGCGATGGCTGGGTCGGGTAGGTTCAAGAACCTGCGGACCGCTGCGGTCAGGTCGTCCCACTTGGCAATAAGTAGCCCCACCGCTGCAATAGCTGCACCGATACCAGTAGCAAGCAGGGCAATGCGGAAAGCCTTCATGGCCCCCGTACTTGCACCGACTGCGGTTGCATACAACGCCTGTGCCGCTGCTTGCCCTTGAGTGATTAGGATGCTATCCTTGTTGAGCAGATTGGCGACCTGCTGCACTCCAGTAGCGAGAGCCATGGCTCCTTGGACTTTCAACAATGCCTTCTGAACATCCTCGTTCTCGGACCCGAACAACGCTGCTGCACCCTGTGCAATTTGAAAGCCAGCGGCTATCCCTTGGATTCCAGCGACAAAAGTGTCGATGTTCTTAGTATCGGAGGCTAAGTTCTTAATCCGCTGACCCGTGTCCCCGATTTGGTCCTTGAGTTTCCCAGCCTCCTGTTCCATCTCCTTAAACGCCTTCGTGCCTTCTTGCCCAGCCAAGGACATATCAATAAGCGTCTTTTGGAGTTCACGCAGACGCTGCTTTGCACTCGTCGTGCCTTGTGCGGTGGAGTCCTTGATTCCTACTTCGAGGACGATTTCTTTAGTTACTGCCATTATCCGGGGGTTGGTAATTCAGGGTTGATGGGTGGTTCGTAGTTGAGGTCCGTTGGGTCGGGGTCAATAGGTCCGTTGTACCTCGCGGATGGGTCGTTGGATATCGGTGTCGTTGATGTGGGGGCAAATTCAGCGAGGTTTAGAATCCTTCGAAGGGTTACCCGACAAGGCTTCTGCTGGCCGACCAAGTAATCTCGCACTTCAAGCAATCGCCAGCAAATGCCTCCATAGTAAATCGGCTTGCGGAAATCCAGTTGGTAAACATCTGCTGCGTTAATCATCATGGTCAGTTCCAACTGCAACGCCTCACTTGATACGGTTTCGTTGATGTAATTCAGCCAATATTTGTTGTAAAGGTTGTTGTTGGTGTAGTTGAAAAAACTGCCCGATGCGTTGACTGCGTTGTAGAACACCGTGCGAGGCTGACCAAAGGCGAGGTCCACCGTCGGGGCGTAGGGGTTGTCAATGTGCGACACGAAGGGCATCTTAAGGATACCCACGGATAGGGCTACATTCCCGCTGACCCCAAATTGGTAGGCCCATTCGGTCTGCCCTTCAATCAAGTTGTACTGCGCCAATCGGTAGCCCGTCTGCAAAGGCTTGACGCTCCCACTTGCGAGGCTTCCGTCAATGTCCCAAGTACGGCCCACGATTTTGTCGGTGCTGAAAGATGCCGGTATCAAGGTTCCACAAAGAGTTTCGACCACCTTATCCCCTTTACCATAAAAGTTGGAGGTGTTGAACATTCGGCCTCCATACCCTTCCCGTGCAAGCGGATAGGACTGCTTGTAGGTCTTGGACAGGTAGTCGCCCATATCCTTATACTTGAAGATGACGTTGGTGTAGGCATTCGGGTCGCCATTGGTCAGCACCTGCTCCTTATTCTCGTCTGCCTTCTGCGACCAGTCCACGACCCCCGATGAATAGAAGTCTACCCAAGGCTCAATGTAAATCAGTTTCGGATCTTGAGGGTCCGGCATGAACTGGAGGTTGAACATCTTTTGCAAGTCCTCCAACAGGTCGCTCTGCTTTACGTCAGCAGGAATGGCGGTCCGCATATCCAGAACGCCGATATTGGATGGGTTTTCGAGGCAGGTCCATTGGACCGTTGCACCTGACGGAATTGTGTAAAAATTGTTTGTTGTCAACGAATTGACTCGGAATCCAATGTTAATTGCTGCATTTGCGGGTGCCGTAATATTGTCAAATCGAATCGTGTATCGTTTACCCGTTAATCCGTTAACGCTTGGACCTATGTTTACGATATCACCTGATGACGATAAATTGCGTATTGAGGTGCTATAAGTGTAAAGGCTATTTGCCACCGTTGACGAAACCACAAACCCTATCTCAACATTCCATCGAGATGGAGCAATAGGGGCATTGAATCGGCTATTTGCCGTTGACCAATAACCCGAACGGTCATAATATGGACCCGTTGAATCGTTTTGAAAATCAATCGTTCCATTGTCATTAACCAAGTATGTGATGCTTCCCGTACTTGCCGCAAAGATGTTAGAACCCGATAGGTTGGTCGGCATTGTTCCCGCAGCGTATGGCATCACCAACTTTTTAAAAAATGTCGAGTTGAAGAATGTGGACGAGTAGCCAAACCCGGCCTCGGCAAATATCAAGTCCACCATCTTCTTGACATAGATGCTGGGACCGAGCCTCCACCATGGGGCTTGGAACCAACCGCCTCCTTGGTTCAATATGTCCGTGAATCCCGCCGCATCAATGACCCCGTAAACATACCCGCTGCTTGCCGCACCCGATGCCGTCCAAGTACCGCTCACATGGCCGCTGGTTGGCGTGTGGTTCATTCCTGTAACGCCAACCGTGTTGACGAGCATATTTCCCTCGATGGCTTTGAACAGGCTTACATCGTCCGAGAACAGGCCGACCTCGTAGGTTACCTCGCCCCGAATCTTTGACATGGAAATCAGTTGCAGCACACCGCTGAATACTTGCACCCCGTCCTCCCACATCGCTGCACGGATTCGCTTGTTGGGTTGGAATCCACCCACAAAGGACTGGATGTTGTAGGCATGACCAAAGCAGTCCCGATTTGTTGTCGTATTAGGTAACTGAATTGTCTTGCTGAAACTGCCTCGCTGCTTGGTTACGTCCTCAATATCGGATATTGAATAGGTCAGGGCGATGTCGATTTCGCCCATGGTATCAAGGACGTAGGGAACCTCTACGTTGGAATCGTTGAGAGGGTAGGCGATGAGGGTTACGCTCATAGGATGTTATTCTTGTAAGCCACGGCAACCTCGACCTGCAACTGGGTCAAGCGGTCGTTCCTGCGAGTCGTGAATTGGTAAGTGTTAGCGTTGACAATTGCTTCCACCAACTGCCCATCCAGTTCAAGCCATACCTGCCCGGAGCGAACCATCTCAATCAGCCAAGCGGATTCGGCATCGGTCAGCCAGTCCGAGTTGAGTGCGTAAACGTAGTCAAAGTCCCCTGCCCATACTTTGTCGTAGGTGGTAGTGGCATAAACGTCCGAGTTGTAGCCGTAGGTCTGCCTGCTGATGTTGGCCCTCTTGCGGTTCTTGAGTGTAAAGGTGTAGGAGTCAATGCCCCCGAACTTGTTTTGGAAGTGTACCGGGATGGAGTTGAACCGCTCGCAGGGGCCAAGGGTGTACCTGTATGATTTTGTCAAATTGCCTCCGCTATCTAAGAAGGCAATAGTATAGTAGGCTCCCTCTGCCGTTGGGAAACTTACCGACCCTGCCTGATTATCGGAGCATTGACCCGAAGTCAAGGACTTGAGATTCATAGGACCAGCACCAAAGCGGTTAATGGTATTTGATGCAACACCGCTTGGAAGTGCGACCTGAAAGGACCGCTGCGAAACGCCTGCGGAGTTGAAGTACTGAACAGCTGCTCCCGAATCGTAAACTCCACTACCTGATGATTGACCCATTGCAAGCCATCCATAGTTGTTTGAATAAACCGTGCGATTTGCAATTGATGTAAGGGCTTCGCTTACGCCATCAACAAGAATACTTGGAAAGTAAACCCCTCCGCTCCAAGTCGCAAGTTCTAACTGCTCCAAGTTTCCTGCAAAGGAAACACGGCCCGACACCGTGGTAACGGTCCCCGTGTAAACGACAGGGGTGTTGCCGTATTCCTCCATGAAGTCAAGCCTGTAACCCGAATAGTACCCGGCATGGTCAACGAAGCCTGCTTGGGTCAGCGTTGGCTTAATCGGGGCAATCAGCGTTTCAACGACCTTGGCCACGTCAAAGAATCCGTAGTTGGTGCTGGGCAGTTTGTCGCACTTCAACCGAGCAAGGGTCGTCCCTGCTGTGTTCTTCACATCGCAGACGTAGCGGTAGTTTGATTGAGCAATCAGCGAACCGCTGACCTTGAAGAGCATCTTGTTGTAAACGGGGGTTGCTGCTTGGGGCGACCCTGAAAGGACGGTTGTTGCCATTTTATAGTTTGGTTGCTACGCTTATGGATTTGCCGAGGACCTCTGCAATATTCTCGGTCAGGACCTCTATCATTTCGGGGCTTACTGCATTGCTCATAAAGTTGGTGGCTCGCAGACCTTCCCTCCGAATCTTGTTGGCGATGTTGATGGCAAAGGCCCTGTTTGCTGCCTTCTTGTCCCTGCCTTCCAACGGAATCCCCTTGAATGCAATCCACTCCTGAATTGGACGGATAGGTGGACGCTTGTCCCGGTATTGGAATGGCGAGTTAGGAGCACGTTTGGTTGAGTTTGCACCCTTGACACCGAGGTCCACGAACTTCCAGTAATCCGCTGCCTCAATAGCGACAACAAAGGACTGGTCGTTGAGGGATATAGGGGTAACGGTTATAGACTGCGAAAGGGCGTTGCTTGCGATGGCGTTCGACTTGGCGAGGTTCTCCTTTGCAAGGCGGACCACTCCTTCCAGCCACTTGATCACCAATGCGTGGGACTTGTTCTCAATGGCCCCATCTTCGAGGGCCACACCAAAGTCAGCAAGGGCCTCCCTTTGGATGTCGGTCAGTTTCTTTCCTGATCCCCCTACAAAGACGTTGAACTCCATGTGGGTAAATGTACCCCGTGCTGGATAGTGTCTATCTCCGCCTTGCTCGCTCCGCTTCCATCCGTTCTGCTTCCAAGATGTCGTGAATTAACAAAGCGTAATTGAGAAACTCCACC